ATATAACAGCTTTATACTCTGTAAGATCTCCTATAGCAGAGCTAGATAATTTTTTAATTGAAGAGTCAGTAATTTTAATAGGTTTCAATCTTTTTATAACATAGTCTGAACTACCAAAATCTAATTCTTCTTGTTCAAATTTAATGAGTTTCACTCCAGTTTGAACCTACCTTATACTCCCCATCTAAAGGACATCGAAGCTTTAAAAGCTTCCCTGCTTCTATGATACATTCTACTCCTAACTTACCTACAGTATCAGACATATCTTCTTTAACTTCTATCTGCCACTCATCATGAACGTTAGCAACAAAATGTGCATCTATATCCTTTAGCTTTTCATCTAAAAGAATTAAAGCTTTCTTCATTACAATAGACCCTGCTCCCTGTAACAGAGTATTCAATGCTGAATGTTCACTTCTAATTATTAGCTTACGTCCATCTAATGCTTTAATGAATCCCTTTCTTGCCTCTCTACCAACCCTTGTTTTAAGATCGTTGAATGATGGAAGATTATTGATAAATGATTTTCTAATGTTCGCACCAGTACGCTTAGTTCCTCCGAGAATCTCTCCAAGTCTGAGATCTCCTGCTCCGTAGAGTAATGCATAGATAAAAGTTTTCGCCTGATTTCTTGATTCAAGTCCTGCAAGTCTTTGATTTGTGGAGTGTATATCTCCATTAATGATTTCATTTATATACTCCTCATCTTTCATATAGTGAGCTAACATTCTTAGCTCTAACCCACTGGCATCTATACCAACTAATTTATAATTAGGTTTAACAATCCAACAAGATCTACATTCTTTACCATACTTACTATAGACACTAGGAGTTTGAGCTAAGTTAGGATTTCTGTGAGTCATCCTCCCAGTAATAGTTCCATTATGATTTACAAAACCTCTAACTCTATTATCATCTTCTACATCTGATAACCAAGAATCTACTTGAGCTATTCTTTTTTGAAGCATTAAAAACTCAGCTAATATTTTAGCTTCTTTAATCTTTTTAATAGAAGATAATATTTTTTCATCTATTTTAGCTTGTCCTGTAGGGGTGAATTCTTTAGGCTTCCACCCTAAATCCTGTAGACGTTCTCCAATTTGTTTTCGTGAACCGGGATTGAACTCTGTTTCTATTACTCTAGTTATAAAGGTTTGCTGTTCAACTAAATTAAATTCTTTTTCAGTTAACCTAACATTCTTTCCATAATTAGTTTTACCCGTTTTCAACAGCTTTTTAAATTTATTATATCTTGGGAATATTTTTAATACTTCTTTAGCGGGTAAGAATACTTTTCTTATTTCTCTTTGTATCTTACTCATTCTTTCATTTAAAGTAGCGACTAACTTCATGGCTTCTTCTATGTTAAAAAGAAACCCATAGTTGCGTTGCTCATTCATAATCTTAGCTACTGCATGCTCTATCTCAACACTTTGTCGGGAGAACCCTGCAGCTTCCTGCTTTAATCTTTCATAGACTTTGTAATTCAATAGAACATCCTGTTCACAATACTTCAACATATTTAAAGTAAATTTACTGTAGTCATTAAAATTTATTTTGTGACTCTTTAGTATATAACCCCATCTCTCTAACCCATGCCCTCCTTCTCTTACTGGGTTAAACAATCTAGATAAGACTAAGGTATCAACTATTTTTTTATCATTTAAATCTATAGAGGTAAGATTTTTTATTACAGGAATATCATAGCCAATGATGTTATGGCCTATTAAAGTATCTGCCTCCATTAAAGCAGAAAGCCCCTCTTGTAATTCGGAGGGGCCATAAGAGTGTTGTTCTTGATTAGAGGTGTCTAAAATAGATAAACACCAAAGTTTAGTAGCTTCTATGCCATCTGTTTCTATATCAAAGATTAAAGATTTCATATTTCAAACTCATCATTATCATCATCATTATCATCTAAGAAAACTTCAAGTAATCTTCCTGTAGTTTTGTCATATCTTAAATGTCCAGCCACACCAACATCTCCAGTGTATCGAGACTTTAATATTCTTAGACGTGTAGTTAAAGCTTCTATTGGATCTTCGGCTTGCTGATTTCTTTCTAAAGCTATCACACAATCTGATATCTGGGCTATACCTCCAGAACCTCTTAAATGACTCAGCCCTACAATAGCTCCATTCTCATGCCCTCTATTACCTTCTAAACGTTTTAAATGAGAGACTAGTAAAATACCTGCTCCAGTTTCTTCTACTATCTTGCGGAGATCAGTCATCATTCTATCTATTAATTGACGTTCATTATTTTGTTCAGCATTCGCAGATACAATCATCTGGAGGTGATCTAAAATAATCCATTTACAATCACACCCTACAATCATATATTTTATTTTGGCTAAGATATCGTCAAAGTCACTAGCTCCAAAATGTGCATGAACCCACATTCTATTTTTATTATCCCCACCTAATACTTTCTGAGCTAACTTTTCATAATTCTCTTGCCCATACTCATCTCTAATGTGTTCTATATCTAATTTTTTATTAGCTTCTATAGATAGAATACCATCAGCAGTTCTTGTCCAATCTTCTTCTAGAGCTACAATACCCAGATTGTCATCAGTTCTAGTAATAAGCCAGTGTTCTAGTTCCCTAACAAGACTTGTCTTGCCTAGACCTGTACCTCCAGTAAACGTAACTAACTCACCTTGCCTAAGACCAAATAATTTTTCATTTAAACCCTGCCAAGGGTAAGGAATAGAATCTTTCTTCTCACGTTTAAATAACTTATCAAAATTATCTGATATGTTTAATACCCCAGAAGGGGTGTAGATACTAGAAGACCACCAAGAGCTAACATATAAATTATGTAACCCTTGGCGTAACATATCATTGGCATCTTTATACTCTTCAGGCATTTGAAGTATCTTTGCTTTGCCCGGAGTAATTAATTTAGCTACTGCTCTAGCAGCTTTTCTACCTTCCTTATCATTATCAAAGGAAATAATAATAGTTTGAAACTTTTCAATAAATTCTAGATTAGCTTTGAAATCTCTTTCAGCCCCTGCAGCACCATTCTTAATTGATACTACTGGATACTGACTGCCCATTAATTCATATGCAGCCATTGCATCACATTCACCTTCAACTACAGTTAGAAATCTACCTCCCTCTTGGCAGAGCTGCTGACCGAAGAACCCTGTACTTCTGCTATCACCTTCCCAAGCAAAGTTTTTAGGATCAGTTCCTATAGTCTTTCTAACTTTATAACCTGCAATTTCATTTGCGGTATAGTAAGGATAGTAATGTTTAATTACTTTCCCATCTTCTTGAATGGCTTTAACTCCGTATTTCTTAGCAGTTTGTAAGCTAATAGATCTATCAGTTAGTTCTATAAACTCACCTTCAACAACATTAACTTTATTATTTTTATATTGTTTAAAGTCTGCTACGGAGTTATCCCCATTCATTGCTTCTTCATAGTTTTTAAACCTTGTATTACAAGAGAAACAAAATGCAGAACCATCATCATTGATTCCGCAAGCATCACTACTCTCACATTTAGGACTAGGACAAGGCTGGTGTCTTTTTATAAAAGTCATAAGAGATTCCTATTAAGTAAGTGAATACCTAGCTTTGGCTCTACTGCTAGGCAAAGTAGTTCACAAGGGAAGGAAATAACCCTTTAGCCAGTAAGCTTTTCTTCTTGCTCTTCACTTTCAAATATTACTGCAGTATCAACCAAGAAACTTTCTAGCTGATTTTGTAGAGTTTCTTGGGCTGCAGTTAAAATAAAAGTTTCCTTTTGATATGAATTTTTTTTAGTTAATACATTTTTTAAAGCTTCAAAAATTAATAAAGCTTGTTCAGAGTTAGGCAATTTAGAAATGTCATAAGTTATATCACCTTTTGTGTAAGTTGCATTACTCACCAAATATTTCCTCCACATCTCCTTCTTCAACTGCAAACTCTGAACCGTCTGGAGCATCATATTGTACAAGATCTATTACCTGAACAGCTTGAAGTTCTAGACCTTGAAATGCTTTCCCTTTCCAACTAGATTCCCACTCCTTGTATTGTACCTTTACAGTTGAGCCATTGCCTACCATGACATCTACCGCTTTGTTTTGTTTATCTACAAGTCTAGGTGCAGGTCTAACCTTACCATTAGCTTGATTAACTTTACGTTTGATCACAATGGTAGGCCCATATTCTTTATCTTTAACTACATATCCTTTTGATCTAAAACCATCTGCAGTTTTTTCATCCAACACCAGATCTACTGTGTATACAGGGTCGAATCGAGTATTGGGGGATGTTATTGAAGCCCAGTAAGCAGTTCCATTTACTATTGCCATAGATATTACCTCTTCTCTTTTTGTGTGTTAATTTATTATAACAATGTCAACTAGTGTGTCAACTTCTTAATCCATAAGTTGCCCTCCAGTTCTTAGGTTTACGTTCTAGTTTTCCTTGTAGGACTTGTCTACCTAACTCAGCTTTAACTGCATTTTCATAAGTTATATATAGATCTTTTTTTAATTCAGACAAGCTAAAAGTTTTAGTCGTACCATTACCATACAAAGGTTTAACCTTTGCTTTTTTATTTCCAATTTTAAAAGAGCATACTCTCCAACCTGAAAGATAAAAAAATGATTCAAACCTATCAGATCTTTTAGGAGTTAAAAAATAATTTCTTTTTGAAACTATGTCGGCTGATATGTTTTTAATTTTATTCATGCATACCTCTAAACTTTTCTAAAGCTCTTAAACCTTCAAGAGAAATATCTAGATTAGTACAATCAGAAAAAATTAAATTAACAAAAGTATCATCTTTAGTTTTTATACTTAGACGTAAATCTGTCAACCCTTCTGCATTAGAAAACTCATCTTTAATTAATTCAAATTGTATTTTTTCTACATCATAAATATATATATTGTCGCTGATTGCCATTTTATTTCCTTAACTTTAATGAATATTCTTTGCTACAAAATTCACATTTTTCTTCTATATTTAAAATTAAATATAATCGTTTAACTTCACAATCATGTTCCCAACAATTTGATATTTTTTTGTTTCGGATAAACAAAAGTTTTATGTAGTTAAAGATTATATTTAACATCACTGACTCCTATGCTGCTATTTGAGTTTTAAAAGTTTGAGTTACTTGCTGCTTAACTTTTTGACTTCTCAGATAAACAATATTAGAAATATTATTAGAAGATCTAGTAGGAGCATGAGTAGACCAATCGGTGAATGTATTATACAAAGCCCATCGGTTCCGTCCCATTCTTACAGAGTATTCATCCCACTTTGATAACAAATATTTAGCAGCTTTATTAAGTTTCGGTACTGCATCTATCAGAGGGATGTTTAAAACATCAGCACAATTTGATAGCGTTGCTATTTCTCTGCGAACATCATCCTCTGTAATTGATGTATTACTCCACTCATACCATTTATCTACCTCAGCTTGGAATGTTGTAGTCACATCGAGTATTAACTTAGCTCCATGATCTATATCTAAAAGTCTGTTATGTCTATTTTTATATAGAGTAGCAGCACCAGATATAAACACTTGTCCATTTAAACAAGCGCCTTGTTCAGCCCCTGCTGACATTATAAAGGGTAATGTTCCATCCAAAGAAGTTGCAGATAAAAATGATAAAGATGCTTTATCACCATTAGGAGTATTTAAAGTTTCTTCAGGTAAGACATTGGTAACAAAACATCTTTTACCATTGCCTGATACAGCTATATTTTCTTTCATATTAGTAGTATTTAAATCAGCTTTCTCAAAAATGCTACGTTGATTATCAATCATTCTTTTATAAGATAACTGGTCAGGAGCAGAATAATTTTTACCATGAACTCCTAACTCTTCACCTGTGTCAGTTCTATAAATGCTATGTTTAGCAGACTCTCTAGAGTTACCTTCAGCATCTACATAAAATAAAGGACTCGACTCAATTTCAAAATCTGCATCCCCATAATATGATTCTTGTTTTTTGTTTGGGAAATCTAAAATAATATTACCCATAATTTTATTTCCTTTTGTTGTGAATTTAAATTTTTACTTCTTTACTTACTTTTCTTTTCTTCAAACCGATCCTCCATAGACTTAATAAATTCAGTCCATAAAGAATACATTCTTACAAGTTCAGGAGATTTTAAATCTTCTTCATCGTGATGTTTTTCTCGTTCTTCATCGGACATACTTTCTACTTCTTTAAGATACATATCATTAACCTTACCCATACACTA